TTATATGACTCGTTTCGTATGTGTGTAATTGTTCTATTGTTTAATATTCTTTCCTTTTCATTGCTTGTGTTTGTTATGACAAACAGTTTCTGTTTTTTAAAATCAACATAAAGATCAATCAACACTGCTTCGAATGTAAGATCGTCTCGTTCCCTTCCGTAGAATCTGGAATACTGGTCAGTATCTGGATATATATAGATTGAGGATGCCATACTAGCGTAAACAAAACCTTATTAATAAACCCTTTTAAACCTTTGGTATGGCAAATCCTACGTGTGACGTATGCAAAAAAAAGATGTATGGATACATGAATGACGAACTGATATTCTGGCTGTGTCCGCCTTGTGGCTACTACGAAGGTAGTGCAGAGGACAAAGAGTTGGTTGAATACATATATGACGACCCTATGATTGCGTTGGACATGATCAGTGACAAAGAGTTAGTGCCTATAAATTAAATTTATATACATTGGTTATATAAGAACTTATATTGAAAAAAATAGCCGCACGAATATTTGGTAATTTCGGTGTATCATTTTTCTCTCCACTTGTATCAGGCAATATTGCTGAAACTGTGTTTGATATGGGTTTAACATTTGAACAAACGTTGGTTATTGCATTAATTTCATCAGTATTTGTTACTGGTCTAACAATTTCTAGAGAGTTGGAGAAGTATGGTAAAACAAGATAAGACAATGTTACAGAAAATGTGTGAGGTTTTATGCCCATTGTGCTCAGAGTCAGATGAGGATTAGCAATCATCTTTAAATAGAACAGTTTTCACGATTTTAACATGGTAGATCCATTACTTGCAGTAGTCCTAGCAACCGTATCTGGTGCAGTATTAAACACCATTAGAGGATTTCTCGGTTCAAGCGAACCTAGATATGACATCAAGAAATTCTTTGGTGCTGTTATTGTATCAGGATTTGCAGGAATCGCTATCGCACAAACAATCTCTTTGTCAGGAATTGACACATTAGGACTGGTTTTAATCGGTCTTACAGCAGGTTTCACAGTAGATTTCGCTGTTTCCAAAGCAAAGAAAGTAGCATAAAACCCTACTATTTTTCCTTTTTTTCTTGTACTAAATCTTTATAAACAAATAAATCCTTTTCATATATAGGATGATTTCTAACAATTTTGTTACAAAAAGCCTCGTTTTCAAGGAAGATTCTGGAGAAAGATTCTTTGAAGGACTCTTAACCGTAGAGATGATAGACAGACAGGGAGAGGTTACAATGGTAGATTCTCTTTACAAATGCCTTCCTATATGGATGGACAGGGGAGGAGCAATATCAGACACTCACTCAAACAGAATAGTAGGAAAAGGAATCAATTATGCTAAAACTACATTGACAGATACAGAAGGACACGAACTACCTGCATTAAAAATCATTGGCAAAATATTTAACCATACTCAGCTAGACAATGAGATATGGGGGAAGATAAAGTCAGGGGAATACAAAGGGCTTTCGTTTGGTGGTGCAACAACGTCGGATGCGACACCAGTCCAGCAGTCAGACGGAAGTATAGCTTTTCATTTAAAAGACATAGAGATGTATGAGATTGCAGTTTGTGAAGATCCAGCAGTTCCATTTGCACTAATTACTGCAACCAACGACGTTGCAAAATCAATGGATTCAGAGGATGATTATGTGGCAAAAGATGACGACGAGGATGTCATTATAAAATGTGAAGAGAAGGGATGTTTTATTTCAAAAGCAAACGTAACCAAACCATTGCCTACAAAATGGGGAGATGTCGAATTTGACAAATGTGAAGAGAGAGCAAGAAATGATGACGACGTAAGAAATCCAGAAGCATACTGCGGTTCAATACAGTCAACTGTAGAAGGTGCAAAGAAAACTGACGACATTGTAGCAGAGGTAAAAGAGAACACACACAAGGATGACAAGTTCAGTTCACAAAAACCACTTGGAGTTAACGCTCAAGACGACAAGGATTTGAAAGAGATTAGCATAGCAAAGAATCATAACGATTCAGGTTCCACTACAAACGCTCAGGACGATGAGGATATCAAGGAAGTTGAGACTGCAAAAGGTACAATGCACGTTCAGTCAGAAGGACTAACCAAGCCAAAAGACGACGGCAAGGAATTGGATTTTGAACATAAAGACGGATGTCCTTGCAAGAAAGATGCAAATCCTCCAAAGAGTGGAGTAAGAGGACTGGGGGCAGGAAATACATCACAACAAGGATCAGGAGAATCAGCACAAATATCAGAAGAAAAGAAAGAAGATACAGGAGTAAGTGCAGAAACATTAGGAAACCCTGACAGGCTCAAAAAGCCTGGAAACATTACACAGGACAGACCATCATCTATGAAGTGTAGCAAGTGCAACAAATGTTCCAAATGTGGCAAAACAAAAACTATATAAACTAAATAACACGTAATCTTAATACATGGCAGAAGAATGTAATTGCTCACAAGAGCATGACAAAGCTGAATCTCTAGTTGAGGAAAAACCTCAAGAAGAGAAAAAAGCACAAGCCGACGATAAAGAAGAAGCAGAAGACAAAAACAAAGCAGTTCTTGATTCTTTAGCAGTCTCTATGAAAGCAACAGCAGAAGCAGTTCAATCAGTTTCTGATACTGTAAAAGCATTAGACAGCAGAATTAAAGCACTCGAGACTCCGACTGATCTTCCTTTGACCCCAAAAGTCTCTGATAAAGATGACATTGGTGCAGAGGTAAAGACTCCAGACACCTATCAAAGTAACTCAATCCAAGCTGGATTGCACGATGATAAGACTGGAGATAAGAAACCAGAGTCTGACAAAGGAAATCTCTCTATGCAAGAGAAATCCGTTTTGCCTGAAGCACAAAGCTTTACAACAGAAACACCTAGACCAACTGCAAATGTAACCAAATCAGTGTCAAGCCAAGGCTCAGCATTGAACCCAGTTTTGAAAGCCGCTAGATCTAGAGGTAATCAATACATGGATGTATTAGCAAGAGAAATCTTGTCTGGTAAATTTGGTACCGAAGAGGAGGTATATTACTAATGTCCAATCCTTCAATTAAAACAATTGACGAATTAGAGGCACAGTATTACGGATATAACCGTAACTTCCTTAGAAAAGCAGACAGTCCAGTCACAACATCAACAGCAGGCGTATTCAATGCTATTTTCGGAGCATACGCATGGGCTCAACTCAACCTTGAAGCCAATGCATTTGGTATTCTCCCAAAATACCCATGGGATAAATCTGGTTGGAGGGTTATAACTGCAAAACCAACTGTAGATACAGCACAAGGTAACACATCCTTAGGTGGTGTCGCAGAAGGTGGAACAATTCCAGACGAAATTTTGCCAACTGTGGCAGAATTAGATGTTAGACCAAAGACAATGTCTTTAGTCTTCTCAGCATCTGAAGTTATGGAATGGTTGTCAACTCACTCCAAAGATGATATTTGGGGCGGATTAGGTAGTTTAAGACTGTATATGGCAGTTCAGCACAAAGAGCTCCTCAACAGAGCACTATTGGCTGATGTCGAAGGAACAGTAACAGGTTCAGGTACCTTTGCAGGTACTAGTGACTTTGAGAGTCTCGACAGAATCATTTCAAGTGATGCTGAAGAAGATGCACTCGGAGGTTCAACAACTGGTTACTATGATCCATGGGCAGCTAACGCAACTGTAGATAGAGATGCTGGAACCACTTATGATTCCACCGTTGAATCTGCAAGCGGTACAATCGGAACTAATGGTGTTTTGACCGACGATACTATCAGAACATTCTTACGTAAAATAAGAATTGCAGGTGGTAAAGATCCTAACGTACTCTTAGGTTCCCACGAAGTTTACAGCGAAATCCAAGGTATTTACACACCTCAAGTCCGTGTAAAGAACCCTTACGGAGAACAAGTAGTTCAAATCGATGTGAACGGAATTAAGACCTTTGAAGGCACAGGAGTAGGTCTACACGTAGATTCATTATATGGAATCCCATTCATTCCAAGTAAAGATGCACCAAGTGATGCTGACGACTCAGAAGAAGTCGGAAGATTATTCGCATTGGATACATCTGACTCAGAAGGATATGGTTATCCAAGATTAGGAATTCAAGTCGCAATTCCAACTGAATACTACGAAGCAACACGAAGATCCCCAGGATACCCATTCATCAACAATGCATTTGTTGAGAAAGGTCTATTCAGAACAATGGGAGAAACCGTTTGTCGTCACTTTAAATCCCAAGGTAAAATTAGAGACATTAAACTCTAAGACTAGCCGAATCTTTTTTTATTTTTTCGATTATGGAATGTCCACGTTGCTATACAAAGATGAAAAAGATGACAGCCTGTCATCTGATATGCCCAAATTGTGGGGCTCATCTAGACTGTTCTGACAAGGGAAGTTTCTGGTAACCTATCTTTATATATAAGTATATTCAGATAATAATATGGCTATCACAGTCGCACAGAATCAAGATCATAAGAATCTTACAGGAAAGACTTTAACCGTGCAGTCACAATTAACTTCAAAGTTAAGAACTGCAATTGTCGACGTCACTTTTGGTGGATCAGACAACTACGCAACAAACGGTAATACTGTCGACCTTTCTATGGGCGGTAGAATCTCAAGTGTAATTGGAGCAGAAGTACTTCATTGCAACAAAGGTCTACTTTTACAATATGCTCCAGCCGCAGGCGGAGCAGCTGCCACAGGAAAATTTAAAGCTTATGGTCATACCCCAACAAGTTCTACAAGTACAGTAGTTGCACTTGAAGAGCTAGATAACGCTGACACAGCAGTGAATAGTATGACTATTCGCGTTCGTGTAACAGGTTTCTAACCCCTTTTTTTATTCACAAAACTTTATAAGTATAGATATATTACCTAAACCATGGTAGGCAAGATTAGTCAACTGGCAGTAGTTAACTCTGCAACCGTTCAAGCCAAGACAGGTCACTGTATAGTAAAGTCAGTTTATACCACAACCGCAGGGGATAGAGTGTTTTCAATAATAGATAATACCACAGGAAGCACAGCAAAGTTCTCATTCACAGCAAATGCAGGCAATTCAGCCGCTATGATTAATACACCATTTAGTACAGGTTTAAGAATAGTAGTGGCATCTGGCAGTACTGGCGAAATAGTTGTGTTATACGAGTAGAACGCAAAACTTTAAAAGATAAGGACATACTATTTAAGCATGGTTGTTACATATTGTACTGTTCAAGATGTATCTGATTTTCTACGTGTTCCCATCACTGCTACTACTACTCCAAACAAGACTCAGGTCGAGAAACTTATCAATAGGAAAGAAGCAGAAATCGAAAGAAGAATAGGTCACGCATGGACAGAAAGAACCATTACAGATGAGATTCATGACCTTCCATTAGTTTATACTTTTGGCTGGGGTACTCCAGTATTTTTACAACACAGAAGAATCAAAGACTTGGACGGATCAGCAGGAGACAAGATAGAAATCTGGCAGGGTTCACAGGATACTTATTCTGATATTTTAGGAAATAATAGTTGGTGGAATATTGAGCAGACTCATGGTAAATTATTTTTAAGAGGTTTTATATTTTCAATTCTCAGAAAACACAGAGTCAGAGTTACCTACAGATACGGAGACACTGTAGTTCCAGAGGATATCACTGACACCGTTATCAAGATGGTTGCAATTGAAATTATCAATACTAGTTTTAGAATGGACAAGTTGCCAATGGGTGGAAACGGAATCAATATGCAGACATCAATACAGAAATGGCAAGAGGACATTGACAGAACTGTTGCAGACAGAAGAGAAACTTTCGTTGTAAGATGACC